AAGAGGCCATGTGTATCATGCGATGTATTGGTACATTCCAAGTAATAGTAATCCGCAAGAGTTATATATGAAGAACCTAATGAATGGGTCTTTTCATAAGTTTAACTTCGATAGCTCTATTCAATATGGTGACGGGGATTTTATAATTTCAGTCGATCACCAAGCTGATGAATGGTATTTGTATCTCTGGCGTAGCAACACCCTAATCGGTCAATATAAGTCTACCATCCCTTGGTCAGATTTACGACAAAGTACAGGTGCAGCCTCAACAACAGTGCAGCAAAGATTAGATCATGGGACTAATTGGTACGATGCTCGTAACGACATATCCGTCCCCCAAATGCCAGGTAATTTTGCGGGTTCGCAGATGGGATTCACACCTTTTGGTGGTTTCCGTACCAGAACCAACAGCGGCGGTCATATGATCACATTCGATAACCAAGGCAATGAATTATACCGCTATACACAGGACCCAATGTTTGGTCGCAGTGCTAATAGTACCTCATACGCATGGCGACATTTTGGTGTCCCAATCATTTCATCTGAGGCAGCGTCAGCGGGGGTAAATGCGGCAGACCTGAAAATCACAATCACTGGCATAGAGCAAACATAAGGATATCAACATGGCACTATCAACAGGTGGCGGTGGCGGGACGACCATCGCAAAACAAGGAACAAGCGTAAATGACATGTATACTGTTCCTAGTGGGAAAACATTTACTGGACATATTTGGAACAATAGCAGCGGTGGGTATGGATATGTGAATGGCACAAGACTGCTGTGGCCATATTCAAGCTCGTACTTTGCGCATAGCCCGTTGGAAGTAACTTTAAACAGCGGCGATGTTTTCAAAGCCGATAACTCTGGGACAACCTTTATCTTAGGGGTGGAAAGATAATGTCTACCTATCAATTGACTATAAACGATGACTTTTCATCTACTGTGGTCTTTGGCTCTACAGCCCCAGATAGCTTTGATGGTGTTTTAGGTACTGTAGAAGAAGATGCAGAAGAGGCATTAGAGCCAACAGACGGGCCTACCGTAGAAGCAGGTTCTTTTGTTTCAGTGTCTCACATAAAGATACCAAACTATGATTTCTTGAATGGTATGGACCCTGTGTTCCGTTTTCTAAATAATGAAATGGTGGAAGCGTTTGTCACAGGCAACCAACTTTTGCTTCAAGGACTTTCGGGGTCTGTTGTAGCCGATGCTGAATATCCAGAGGCCGTAAAAAACAAATCCAGTATTGTCCGCAATCAGCGCAATACACTGCTAATGGAAAGTGATTGGACACAGGCGGCAGACAGCCCATTGTCCGATGACGATAAGGCTGCATGGGTAACGTATCGAACCAATTTGCGCAACCTATCGGACCATGCTAATTGGCCTGAATTATTACCAGAAGATTGGCCCACAAAGCCGTAATTATTGTTGCAAAACAATATCGTAAGTGCTATACTGATATTTATAACTTCCATAAAATTTAGGTACTTATGACAGAAGAAACATCTAGGTTTCAGTCTGTTCTGCTAACTCCCCAAAATGTTCTAAAATACTGGCATCTACTAGAGCCTGAAATCGCAAAAGCATTAGAACATGGCATAGACGAACTGACTGCTTTCGATGTCTGCAAACAAGCCCTCGACAACAAAATACAAGTCTGGGTCGCCATCGATAAAAGCAACGAAATTGTTTGCACAATCACAACCCGTTTCCTGACTTACCCAAGCACCAAAGTCATGCAGATCATTACCTGCACAGGTAGCCAAGGTCGGTACTGGGACGATTTCTGCGAATATCACAGGACGCTAGAGGATTATGCCAAGGCTAACGGGTGTTCGAGCTTACAGGTCTGGGGCCGCAAAGGATGGCAACGGCACCTAACCAAAATCAAAAGTAGATCAGGGCAAGATTACCAGACGCTCTATTACGTCTACAACATGGAGATATAGATGAAGACTTTAGACCCTATTGGCCTATTTCGGTATCTGAACCCCAGAGCCAGTGGGCTTATTGTATTCAAAGGCGGCGGCGGCGGTGGAGCTTCTGCAGAAGAAGTTGATGCTAGTGTTGCTGCAGGTACTGAGGCCGTAAACTCAAACACCAATGCAGGATTTGCTGAAGCTGAAACACAGTTGGCAGAAACAACAGCGGCAGTAGAAACTGTCGGTTCTAATGTTGGTACAGCCTCTGAAACAGGTACAACAAATGTAGGCACAGGGTCTTTCACTACGCCTGTTACAAATCAGATCAACGCTGATGGGGATGTTGTTCAGACAGGCGGTGAAACTGTCGAATATGGCGGCGGTACAGCCAATGTCACTGATACGGTCAAAGGTGATACTGAGCAGATTATTGGCGGTCAGACTAAGACAGATGACCTGATCAATAAGCGTTTTGATACTTTTCAGCCTACTACGGTTGTGAGCCAGAGTATTGATACATCTGATCTAGCAAAAGCTGATGCGATGGCAGACGGGTTTGCTGCATCCGTTGCTAATCAAGAAGGTATTAAGTCGGCAGTAGACACTGGATTTGCTGATGTAGGTCAAGACTTGTCTGGTCTAAGTGCAGGACAAACAGATATAGGAAACCAAGTATCTGATCTATCAGGTAATGTCACCGAAGGTTTTGCAACGGTGGATGAGAACCTGAATACAGGTTTTGATGGTGTTAACACGAATATTGATAATCAGTTCACCGCACAGAATGAAAACCTTACAGAATTGTCTTCTAATATTTTGGGCGGTCAAACGAGCCTGCAGGAATATCTAGAAGGTATGTCAGAACGTTCCGACACATACTACGGCGGTTTGGCAGAAGGTCAGGCTAATATTCAAAGTTCTGTAGGTGGCCTGCAAGACAATTTCTCAGACTTCCGTACACAGTATACTGATGATGCAACACTTGCCGACCAAGCACGTGCTGATCTTGCTAACCAAGTTACAGGCGGCTTTAGCCAAGTACGTCAGGACCTTGATCGTAACTTTGATGCTACTGCACAACAGAATGCACAAATTACACGCAACACTGAACAGACAATGCAAAACCAAGATGATATGACTGCAAGCTTCGGCGCAGCATTCAAAAACATTGGTGCAGGTGTTCAGGCACAGACTACACAACAACAGTCTGTTAAGCAGGACATGCTACAGCGGTTGAATACAATTCGTGAAGTCATCCTAGCGGAAGGTCAAAACCTCGATCCTGCCATTACAATGCAGTACGCAAAACTAGCCGATAGTTTTGATGCAGATGGACGTTTGATTGAAATGTCTACAGATAGCAGAGGCAATACTATTCGCCGAGGGTTCGACCCCAATAACAATCTCAACCTTGCCACCTTTAATCAACAAGGGCAGGTCGTTGATCGTAGTCGTCTGAACATCGATCAACTGATGAACCAAATGGACCAAATGGGATATGGCGGTTCGTCGAACACAGGCTTGATGGGCGGTTCGCAGCCGTTTGCATCGACCATTATTTAACAGGAAAAAATATGCACCCTAAATCGATCTCAGATCAGGGACTAAACTTAATTAAAAAGTTTGAAGGGCTACACAAACTTGATGATGACGGCATGGTAGTTCCATACCGTTGCCCTGCCAACGTACTCACGATTGGATTTGGACACACGAAAGGTGTTAAGAAGAACATGCGTATCACTAAGCAAGAGGCTGAAGACCTATTGCGTGATGATATGAAAATCTATGAAGCAGAAGTTAAACGCTTGGTAGATGTACCTCTTACACAGTTTCAATTCGATGCGTTGGTGTCGTTTGTATACAACTTAGGTGCTGCGAATTTCGGGTCATCGACTCTTTTGCGCAAGCTGAACTCTGGCGATTACGCAGCCGTTCCTGCACAGTTTATGCGTTGGAACAAAGCACGGGTAAACGGTAAGCTTCAACCTCTTACAGGTCTTACACGTCGTCGCTCTGCAGAGGCAGCACTGTTCACATTAGACGCACAACTACCTAGCGATGATCCTGATGTACCAATGCCTCAGAAAGTAGTGGTACAGGATAAGAAACCTCTTACACAATCTAAGACTATGGCAGGCGCAGGTATTGCAGGTGCTGCCACCGCACTAAACGAAGTGTCGGGTCAACTAGAAGGTTTAGCGGCGTATTCCAGTAGCCTGCAAACAATCTTCTTAGTCTGTGCATTAGGTGGCATTGCATTAGCAGCCTACGCACGATGGAAAGATCAAAAGGATGGGGTGGATGTTTAACATCTTTGGCAGAGTGAAAGACTTAATCATTGCGACTTTGGCTATCGCTCTGCCCATCCTCTACATCATAGGACGGATCAAAGGCAAAGAGGCCGAAAAGAACAAAGTCCTGCAAGACGAACTACAGGCCGCCGATCAGGCCAACAGATTTTATAAGGCAATGGCAGAACATGAGAACGATGGTAGCATTGCTGATAGGGACGGTCTTGTTAAGCGGTTGCGCAAAGACGGTCTATAGAACTCAGCTTGAAATATATTGTCCACCTATCACGGTGTTTGACGAAGACTTTAATAACAAACTAGCCGATGAACTAGAAAGCTTACCCTCTGATGCTGTTGCAATACCAGAGGCCCTTTCCAACTACGTGTATCTACGTGACCGTGTACGGCAATGTCAGATTGAAAGGGATAAACTCTAATGGCTGATGAAGAAAAAGGCATTTTTGAGAGCATCACTGGCTATAAAGACGTCACAGACATGATCGATGGTGGCGGCCCAGGTCAGTCTAACTTAGACAGTAATGGTAAGGTTATCTCATACGATAACGACAACGATCCTAATAACCAAGTTACAGGGATTGCTGCCGTATCTAACACAGTTACAGGCAATTCCGCTGCTAATGCAGGTAGTGGGGGCAATAGCGGTAATCAGACTACAAGTTCAGGTCCTCAGTCTAACTTTGCCCAGACATTCCTGACGTATGCTACACCTGTAGGAATTATTGGTAAGCTTGCAGGTTGGGCTAACGGCCTATCAGACGAGGACAAGTCGAAAGACTACGGCGATCTGAAAGTATATACCAGTAAGGATGGCATGAACTACGCCTACAATGCGCTAGGCCTACCTTATGAAATCACTATTGATAAAGACGGTAATCCTGTAGACGCTCTTTCTGTTGTTGGTGAAGACGGTATGACAGGATATCAGCGTATGGCTGCAGAGGCCCGTGCCAACGGTGACGAAGATACTGCCGCTGCTATTGAGCAAGAAGAGGCGCAGAACGCAGGTCAAGTAGAAGGTAGTGGTATCTCTAAAGACGCTATCCTGCAAATGATCCGTGATTCAGGCGTTGCAGAATCTGATCAGGAAATTGCTGCAATCATTGCTGATCCTAAAGGGTTCCTAGCAGGCAAAGGCATGACCTTGTCTGACGTTATACCTGATCTACAGCTAGACCCTGAAACAGAGGGTGCCTTACTAGACCCTAATAACCCTAACTACATCCTGAGTGATCTACGGGACTACAGTCCTGAAACCGTTTCAGGCATCCCTACAGTATCTACGCCTACGGCTGTAAATCCAGAAACGTATGATGCTGCTACAGCGGCAGATCGTATGGATGATCCGCTATACAAGGCAGATGCTCAGACAGGCGAGATACGTGATGAAAACCTTGTCGATGCCAGTGAATACACAATTGATGAACAAGGTGCTGCCACAGGCGTTAACGCAGATGGCACTACAAACTATACGGGTGAGGCACTGCAGGAGTTTGCAAGCCAAGGCCTGACTGTTATCGATACAAGTACGGTGTCGGGTAAACTGCAAGCACAGGCATTGGGTGAAGGTAACTACATCGACACCAAGGCCACCTATCTAGGCCAGATGGAAATCCTGTCTCAGTCGTTTGTGGATGCTAACGGAAATCCTAAAATACCGCCGTTTGCACAAGGACAGGCACGTGCAACGTCACGTATTATTGCATTCAAAGGTATGACGGGTTCTGCA